AGCGCCCACTTTTGATTAACTTGGTCAAAACGTATACCAAAGTTTTTCTTACTGTTAATCAATGTAACAGCACTACGCAAAATAGTTTGCGGTATCACATTGTAAATCTTGGGAATAATTTCTTCAATGTACGAACCGGTTGGCACAAAGGTGCTTAGTGTGATAGGACCAGAATCTGCAATAGTTAATACGCCGGCGCCTGTGCCATCGCCGCTTACGTTCACAATAGTTGCATAAATGTATTCGCGATCGCCTGTTGTGTTTGGTGTTCCGGTTGTGATTTCGCCGGAAGCATTAAAATAACTAACACCTGCCACCTGCGACGCACGGAATTTAATAATACTTCCCACTTTCAAGAAACGCAAGGCATTTGAACTAGCATCACCAACCTTGAGTGCAGGCAAGGCCAAGGTGTTTGCTTTTTGAACACCAGTGGCAGTATCAATTGTGTCTAGATAATTTGCATTTAGTGTAACAAAGCCAGTACACTGACCAGTACTGATAGTCATCTGTTGCCACACACCGTCAAAGTTTGATCCATTGATTGTGATGTTTTGTGTGTCAAAGCGCGGCAACTTGGCGTAAACAAATTGTGTGAAAGGAATGTAACCATCTGTCAGCAATGTGTTGTTTACTGTTTCGTTCAATTGGCCAACAATGTCACCGCTTATTCCCGGAACAAAGTCAATGCTATTGATTGTTTCATTGCGATACAAGATTCCATCTTGTGCAAAGATGTTGGTGCTTGAATACTTGCCAGTGATGTCAATGGTGTCCAAGTAACGGCTGATGCCAGAGCTAGAACGGTTGGTACTCTTGATTTTAAGAATACTGTTGAATTTTGTAAATGGCAGGATGTTGTAGTCCTCGCCGGTAATCATACGATTTTGTGTATAGTACTGTTGCGGTGCTTTGGTCTTGATTTCAGTAAGAGTCTCTCGAGCAGACGCATTGTTTACTGTGTAGTACAAGCTACCTCGAATGTTTAGAGTTTCTGTGCGCCCATTGCGACTTACATAGTTGATGGGAATCAAAATGTTTTGCATTTCTACTGGGGAAATTTTATAGTTCAATCCGTTGCTTACGCGATAGAAAAAACGAAACTTGCCACTTGGAATGTCTGCAAACGCACCGTCTCCGAATACCAGGTCAACTTGGTCTCCGGCACGAGTATTAACTTGATACAGGTTACGTTGTGTACTGGTATTGTATACAACGTTGACTCCAACCACGTTGTCGACTTTGCTCCATAATTTGATATAGTTTCCAGCATCGTCAACTTGATACAACCAACAGTCTTCGTTGTTGATATTGTCCACTTGAATGCTGACCACTCGGTTAGGAAGTTTTTGATCTAGTGTAAAGTCTAGGTTACGTAATTCGCCTTGTTTGAAATAAACAAACCAACCAGTGTTGGTCGAGTCGTTGCCGAGATTATCGTTGCGATACAATATGTTGAAAATGCTTTGTGGGCGTGGCTCACGCTCGTAAATGTATTCTTGATTTACTGCTGTTGGGCTAACTGCTTCAAAACGCATGATTGTGTTTTCAACAGAAGTACTATAATTGAATGTAGGTAGTACATTGTTTAGAATGTTAACGCTGTATTCGTCTGTGGTAATACCGCTGATACTTGATGTGTTGCCTGGCTTACCAACCACTTGGCTGTCGATCAGTGCGGAGTTGATGATCAAACTCAGTTGTTCAAGCCAATTGTCGTTGCCCGGATCATTCCAGTTTACAGGAATATTGCCCAAACTAATACCGTTGCTGTCAACTAGACTTTCTGTTGTGGTCACTGCTTCTAGTCGTAGAAAACCACTGGAGCTTACATTTCGTTTTGGAACATAGCTGACCAATCGAGCAAGTTTTAGCACAGAATCACGACGTTCTGCTGTGTCAATAAAGTTTTCACGTGCATTCAAATCAGCGCGGAAAGCTAGCGATTGCCCTAAAAACGCAATTAGGTCAATGAGAGCCACATATTCACTGGATTCAATAAAGTCGTTGAAATCTTCAGGATAGTAGGTCCTTAGATAATCAATCATGCTTTTACGCAGAGTCTCAAAGTCGTAGCTTTGGAAATCGGCGTTTTGGAAGCTCTGATATACTTTCTTCCAATCCTGTTGGACCAGCAAGTTTGTTTGTCTAGTAGTAGCGGCCATCTGTTATTTTTCCCAGTTTGTGTATTTACCAGATTGTAAAACTGGTATTATTATCACGCTTTAGAAACAGACTGGCTTTCGCGATCAAATTTCAAGTTCATTCTGTCAATTTCGTTTGTGGCCAAGAAACGCACAGCAATGCTTAAATTGATACCATGCTCGTACTCATCTACCACAACTTGTTCCAATACCAGTCTAGGGTCATGTGAGCAAATCAATCGAACTTCTTCTGTGATTGCTTCTTTAATGTCGCTGGTAAACGGCTCAAAAATCATATCCCAGATCATTGTTCCAAAATTTGGATTCATCAGCTTTTCGCCCTTGCGAATATTGAAATGGTTAAACAAGTCTTGCTTGACTAGTTCGTAGTCGCCAACTGAAAAACGTTTGGTACGATTGAAAGTGCTAAAGCCTTTGTATAACATGATTTTTCCTTATCTATAATAGGTTGAGTATTCGCTTGCCACAGCTTTTGATCCTACTGCATACAGCTGATTAGGCGGAAGTTTGTTTGTTGTTGTTTGCCCAGACATTGTACCTGTCCTGGCCCAATTTGCCGCGGCGTCTGCACCATACTCATGTGCTATAGCAAGCATACCTGCTGTGTGTGACGCTGGGCCGTCTGCAGGAACAACTCCAGACTGCACCAGTGTTTGGTAGTTTTTTACAGCGTATGCTTGTGCTACATCTTCCTGTGCAGACGGATTTGTCAAGAACCCTGACATCCCTGCACGATCTTTCCAGGTATCTGTCCTGTCCAATGCACCACCATTTGGATACTTTGCAGTTGATCCAGGTTTCAGCAGTCCAGCACTCTCTAATGCTTCCTGACTTGTTCCGTAACGTCCAGCACCTTCGCCTTGTCGCATGCCGTAGTCTAGCCCGGCTGGCTGTCCGCTACCATACGATTTAGCAAATCCCAATCCTGTTAGATATGAACTAACATCACCTTGTGTCATGTTGCCAATTGGCTCTGATGCTTTTGGTGCAGAAGTTGAATCATAGCTACTGATCTTGGGAATCATTTTGCTAGGCAATGTGTTGTTTTGTAATGCACTTGCTATGCCAGGATGACGTTGCAAGAAGTCGCCTTTGAGCAAGCCGCTGATGTCACCTGTGCCAGCAAGTGCAATCTGTCCATTGGCATCAACTGTAAGGTTGCTTGAGCTTTGACCAGCAGGTGCGCTAAAACTTGGAGCCGTACCACTTGCTTGATTGGTTGCTTGTCTTGTTATAACATCAAATCCCATGCGGTCCCAGGGTTCGTGTGTGGGGAAGATAGGCACAATGGTTGGACTAGCTGGTTTGGTTGTGTCAACTTTCCAGAGGCCAGTGGCACTGTCAATCACAGTATCTTTGTTTTTATCATACAGTGCCAATCCCTTGGGTGCCTTGGGTGTTGGGGCCGCTTTGTTGTCTCCGACTGAAATTGTTTTTTGTGCATCTAATGATAGTCCGCCGCCAGAATTGAGACTAATATCTCCCTTTCCATCTATTACAACTTTTCCTTTTTGACTTATGAGATTCAATGCGCTGTCGCCAAACAATTCAAGTTCTTTGCCACCAGTGATACCAATTTTATTTTTGCCCTCAACTAACATATTGCCGTCTGTACGGATTTGAATTCCTTTAATTGCCATCACGCGGAAAGTTTCGTCAGTGTGAATATTGAAGTCTCCACGTGTACGCATGGTTATCCCGCCACTGGAAAAAGCAAACACCTGTCCGCTTTGGGTCATTTCAAACCAACTGCTACCACTTGCATTGATTACATAGATACTGCCAGAGTCGTCGTCCATCAAAATTTGGTGTCCACTGGCACTACGCATCTTCATATGAGATCCAGCGCCAGAATAGTCACCGTCGTCCATTACAAATACATGGCCGCCTTCTCTTTCGTACACCTGTTCTGTTGACTTGGGAATACCATTACGACCCATTGGTTTGCCAGGAGTGCTCATACCGTACACCTGGCTAGGCATGTCTCGTTGTGCGCTGGCATTGCGAGGGCCACGTACTGGATCTCCGAGCAAGCCTTGAGAAATATACTGTGTGGTCAATATTTCGTGTATCACACGTTTTCTATCTTGGATGTCTTCAGCTGTTTTTTTGTGCGGATTAAACTCAGCCAGCGGAACATATACTTTTCCAATTTTCATTGCTTGCTGAATTGCAGTCTTTAGCTTGCCATTTTGTAGTGTGGCAAGGTCCACATCAACGCCTACTTCGCCGCCACTGTTGGATGGTAATCCGCTGTGCCCTTTGCGGTCCAGGATACAAGCAAACCAGAATCCTCTATTGGGGTCTCCGTTGACAAATGTACACAGCACTTGGTTGTCTATGTCCGGAGGAACTGCCCACAGCCCGTAACTCATGCCGTTGTTTTCAAAGCTCTCTGCTTGTGACTTTGCACCTTTTACTCCGCGACTGTTTGTGGTTCCAGCAAACGGGCTGGCATAGCGTACTGTGCGCCACCCGTCTTTGTCTTCTTCTTGGCCACCCAAATCAGCAATCCAAACTTTGAGTTTGCCGGCACGATCAGGATCGTATACACTTTTTACCACGCCCACAAACACACCAGGTTGTAATTGGGTACCCGCTGGTTTACCCGAGTACATGCCCGAAACATTTTGACCCATTACACTATCTGTATTACTCATTGTCGAAATTCCTTAGCGTACAGTATAGTTGTACTGTACTAGACCGCCACCTAGGTCTTGTACTGTAAAGGCCGGAGGTGGTGCAATCTTGTTTATTATTGCCGCATTTGTTTGTTGCAGATCTGTCTCTTCGCTGGCAGCATTTCCACTGC